GATGATATTGATATCACACAATTTGTTGAGCGTATGCAAAAAGATTACAGTGAATTAAAAGAAAATATTAGAAAAAATTTAGCAGAACCTAGCAATGAAAAAACTGAAGACAATAGTTGATGAAATAATCAACGAACGATTATTATCAGAAGAAGATATTGAAGCAGCCACTGCTGAGGTCGAAGATGAGGTAAGTGACTTAGCTAAGGATCTGAAAACAGTTGATCTAGAAGGTGATGATTTGCAAACTGAAGCATTGGGCGCATTAACATTAGCTGGCGTTGCATTGTCATTAGGTATGATTGTTAAACTAGTTGGCAAATTCATAAACTTGTTAGGTAAAATACCTGGATTGAAATTTTTATCAGGTGAACGATTAGTTGCCATCGGCGAAAAATATCATCATATCATTGTCGGCGCTATTGAGAAGGCTATTATGAAAGCTGGCGTCAAAGATAAAAAGAAGGCACATAAGGTTGCTGAACTGATACATACATTGATTGTTGCAGCATTGTTATTACAAGGAGGTTCATCAGCTTTACAATATTTGGCAAAAGGTAAATTGAAAATGGTAGGTATCAAAACAGCATTAAACGCAGTTAAATCAGGAGAAATAGCTGAGTATATACAAAAAGTGATACAGACAGTAGAAGATGCCGGCGCTGATCTAGTTTAGGATTAAAAAATGTTATGTCAGAAAAGAAGTCGCTTAAACAAATAATACGAGATGAATTCAAGAAATCGGCGACAGATCCGGTTCATTTCATGCGTAAGTATTGCGTAATTCAACATCCTACTAAAGGTAAGATGTATTTCAATTTATATCCATTTCAACAAGATACTCTTAATGATTTCAAAGACAATCGTTATAACATTATATTGAAGTCCAGGCAGTTAGGTATATCTACTTTATCAGCCGGCTTTATTCTTTGGAACATGTTGTTCAAATCAGATTTCAATGTGTTAGTGATTGCAACTACGCAGGAGGTAGCAAAGAACTTAGTCACAAAGATCAGAGTAATGCATGAAAATTTACCAACCTGGATGAAAGGTACTACGGATGAAGATAATAAACTTTCATTGAGATTGAGAAATGGCTCTCAAGTTAAAGCAGTTTCATCTACAGGTACAGCAGGTAGATCAGAAGCCTTATCACTGTTAGTTATAGACGAGGCAGCATTCATACGAAACATTGGTGAAATATGGGCTTCAGCTCAACAAACATTGTCAACTGGTGGAGGATGTATAGCATTGTCTACACCTAATGGTACTGGTAACTGGTTTCATAAAACATGGGTAGATGCGGAAGCAGCTGGTGAGTTCAATCCAATCAGACTGCATTGGACAGTACATCCGGAACGTAATGAAGAATGGCGCCGGCAACAAACATCACTCCTAGGAGAAAAAATGGCAGCACAGGAATGTGACTGTGATTTCATATCTTCTGGACATACAGTTATAGATGGTCCAATACTTCAATGGTATGATCAGACATATATAAAAGACCCTGTTGAAAAACGAGGATTTGATGGCAACTACTGGGTTTGGGACTATCCTAATTATTCTACTAACTATGTGGTAGTTGCTGATGTTGCTCGAGGCGATGGCGCAGATTATTCAGCATTTCATGTGCTTGATATTGACAATGTCAAACAAGTAGCAGAGTACAAAGGTAAGATTGGCACTACGGAATATGGTAACATGTTAGTTGCAGTTGCCACTGAATGGAACAATGCACTTCTGGTAATTGAGAATGCCAATATTGGGTGGGCAGTTATACAGGTTGCCATTGACAAAAATTATCCTAATTTGTATTATTCTTACAAACAAGATGCATATGTAGATGAAGATGTGCATTTAGCAAAAGGATATGATCTAAAAAATAAAGCTCAGAAAGTGCCTGGATTTTCCACCACATCAAAAACCAGACCATTGCTAATCTCAAAACTAGAAACATATTTCAGAGAAAAATCTCCTGTAGTTCATAGCAGAAGATTGATAGATGAACTTTTGGTATTCATATGGAACGGTTCTAGAGCAGAAGCGCAGAGAGGTTATAATGATGACCTGGTAATGGCATTTGGTATTGCTCTATGGGTAAGAGACACTGCAATGCGCTTATATCAACAAGGAATCGATCTTTCCAGAAAATCACTTAATCACTTTGGTAAATCATCTGGAGTGTACACATCTACAAAAGATGTGCAGAAAAGTTGGAATTGGGAATCTGGAGATAAGGACAACAACGATCTAACTTGGTTAATTTAATATTTATATAATAAAAACATCATCATGGCTGATAAATCATTACGTGGAAGACTTAATCGTCTCTTTTCTACCAATGTGGTAGTACGGAGAATATCCAAGAACAGACTCAAAGCAGTTGATACAAACCGGTTACAGTCTCATGGTAATTTGTCCAACAAAAAATATGTAGACAGATTTTCAGGTCTACATAGAGGCTTACCTGGATTTGCCACATCCACATATAATCAGAATGCTTCATACCACGTTTCCAAAATTGAAATGTTCACAGATTATGAGGCCATGGACATGGACCCAATCATTGCATCTGCATTAGATATTTACGCTGATGAATCCACAACTAAAGATGCGGATGGAGATGTTCTGACAATCAAAACTGCTAATCCAGAAATACAAAAGATTCTTTATAATCTGTTCTTTGACATCATGAATGTGGAATATAATTTATGGCCATGGATCAGAAATGCGTGTAAATATGGAGACTTTTATCTACATCTAGACATTGAAGAAGAAATTGGTGTTGTGAATGTAGTACCATTATCAGCATATGAAGTTCGTAGAGAAGAAGGATTTGATCCTGACAATCCATTTGCATATCGTTTTGTATTGGAAGGTCAAAATACATATAGCCATGGTTCTGGGACTCAAGGATCGATGGCTCAATTCGAGTCATGGCAAATTGCTCATTTCAGATTGATGTCAGATACAAACTTCTTACCATATGGCAAATCAATGATTGAATCAGCTAGAAAAATATTCAAACAATTGACACTGATGGAAGATGCGATGTTGATTCACAGAATAATGAGAGCACCGGAACGTAGAGTTTTCAAAATTGATGTTGGGAATATTCCACCAAATGAAGTTGATAATCATATTCAGGCAATCATCAATAAAATGAAAAAGGTTCCATATATTGATGAGAGAACAGGAGATTATAATCTAAAATTCAATATGCAGAACGCAATTGAAGATTACTTCTTGCCAGTTCGAGGAGATCAAACCGGGACAAGCATAGAGGCTCTGCCAGGCCTAGGTAATGATGGACAGATTGAAGACATTGACTATCTCAAAAATAAAATGTTTGCAGCTTTGAAAGTACCGAAAGCATTCTTAGGATATGATGAAGGCGTTGAAGGTAAAGCCACATTAGCTGCAGAAGATGTTCGTTTTGCTCGTACTATAGAACGTATACAACGTGTGTTCATATCTGAACTCACAAAGATTGCCATCATACATTTATATTCTCAAGGATTCACAGACGATGATCTTGTAGATTTTGAATTGACACTAACAAACCCATCATTGGTATATGAAAGACAGCAGGTAGAAACATTAGCAGCTAAATTATCATTGGCAACTGATATGAAAGATTCAGGCCTGTTTTCAACTCAATGGATCTATGAAAACATCTTCAAAATGTCTGACACCGAATGGAAATATGAACAAGATCAAGTTATTGAGGATTTCAAAAATGATTTCCGAAAAGAGCAAATTAAGTCTGAGGGTAATGATCCAAAGAAAACAAATATGTCTTTTGGTACGCCGCATGACATTGCTTCAATGCATGTTGCCACCAAAGGAGAACTATTGCCAGGCCAAGAACAGGAGTATGTAGGAGGAACCGGCCGACCACCAGAATCACATACATGGGGAACACATAAATCTGATTTCACCAGAGACCCATTATCTATTAAAGATCTATCAAATACTTTTAAAACTAGTTCCAATCAATTAACAACAAAAAGCAGAAAAGATACTCTCTCATTTGAATCAAGACATGATGTGAATGTAGCGAATATAATTGATTTGATGCCAGGACATAAAACCAAACAAATTATCAAAGAAACGATGACAACAGGAACAAATGATTCAGAATCCGGTCTTTTGGATGAAAATCAATTGTTAGATGATTGATCTCATATTTATAAAAAAGCAGAGCTCTAGGCAATGAAAAAAATTAAACATTCTAAATTTAAGAACACAGGTCTCATCTTTGAACTACTGGTGAGACGTATCGCATCCGACACTATGAACAATAGAGATTCAGATGCCATAAAGCTCGTGAAGAAGTATTTTATGAAGGGTACGACAATAGCAGAAGAACTGAAATTGTATCAATCCATCATGGAGGAAAAATTCAAGAGTGAACAGTCAGCAAAGAAATTCGTGTCAGTGGTATTGAAGACCAGACGATCACTGAATGAATCGGCACTGAAACGAGAGAAGTATAATCTAATCAGAGACATCAACAGATTATATGAAATGGCTGAGTTCTTCAATACCAGATCAGACAAATACAAGACATTTGCTACCATATATAAATTGTTTGAATATTCAGAATCTGATAATCCAGCTGCATTTGTTAGAAATCATGACACATTGATAGAACATGTGCGAACAGCTAGTAAAAAGGTAACTGATTCTAACATTATTTCAGAGCAAGACAAAGACATTAGAATTTTGACCAATAAGATTTTGGTTGACAAGTTCAATGAAAAATATGAGTCATTGAATGAAGACCAAAAGGCTTTGTTACGTGAATATGTTAACAGTGTTAGCAATTCGCCAAAGCTGAAAAAATTCATTTCCAAGCATGCGGATATTATTTACATGGATATCATGGAGCATTGCCGAACAATCACTGACAAGGTGATGAAGATAAAATTACAGGAAGTTGCAAATCTGCTAACTACACTGAACAACAAACCAGTCGTCGGTGATAATGATGTGTTGGTGATGTTGAGATATTATGAATTACGAGATGAGCTAAAAGGATTGAAGAATGGCTAGAACAGATATATCATATGGAAGTATTGCCACAGAGCAAAATCAGTTTCAGAGATTAGGCTTCCCTGGGCGTTATCATTCTGCAATAACTGTTGCAACAACAGCGACAGCATCATTTACTGGATCAAATTATGGCTATGGAGCTGTTTTAATTGGAACTGGCGCAAATACAGCTACTAGCAAAATATTTGTAGCTGGCGGTGGAGTAATTGATGGTAATGATTTATCAGTTGGTACTATTTATGATCTATCGGCTGAAAAAGTACAATCTACCGGCGGAAATATTTTTGTGTTAAAAAGGCAACAATAGATGGGTTTCATTGAAGAGCTAAATAAAAAATTCCATACAGTGATGGAAAAAGTGGATCGTGTTTCAGACAAAGAAGCTGAAATGGATTTTGCTGATCTAGATGATAAAGATTTGGATAATGATGGTGATGTGGATGATTCAGATAAGTATCTTCATCACAGATTAGGTGTAGTTGCTAAGCAGGTAGACGAAGAAGAAGATTTAGAAGAGATCAGTACAACAGCTAATGTTCCGGCTCCTCCACATAAGTACGCTTTTGGAGATGTGGATGATGATACCATCGAGCAGGGAGGTAGTGAAAAAATAAAAAAATCTAATAAGCATTATAAAAAGATGTCTGAATCGTTATATTCACGTATGATGTCAGAAATGCATATCAATGAAGTCTCATACAGAGA